ATAATAGTTTATATCAATTAAAGCTTCCATCATTTTATCCAGCACTTCGGTTTTCTTTTTTTCACCTTGCTTCAATAAAACATTAGACAGGTAATCAAAATTACTTAAATATTCCATGTGTTTTAAATTGTGAATTTTTTTATCCATAATAATTAAAAACAGATATAAGATCTTTCCAAATAATTTTACCAAAACTACAAGGGGTACATTCAACCTTTGTTTTAAATACCCTTTCGTAAATTGCCTTAAAAGCTTCTTGTTCTACGGGATTAAATTTTACCTTTTTATCTTTAACAGCATCCGCTATCAAATTGTACTCTTCTTCTTTTAGACAATCATCACCAGCTACCCATTTAACAGCTTTTTTTATACCAGTAACTTTAGTTATTTTTTCTACGGTATCCCCTAGACCTTTACTACTTTTTTCATACCCAGCTTTCCAATCTTTATAAGCTTTAGTTCTTTTATCCCCTTTAAATTCTGTCATAATCACCATTTTTATAATCCTCGTAATCTTCCCCAAATGTATCAAAAATTTCCCCTTTGCATTTTTTAAGGGTGTTAAATATACTTATCCAACTAATACCTGTTTCTTTAGCTATCTTTCTTATAGACATATCACTATCCCTATAAAGTCTAAATAAGGTTTTATCATACCATCTCCAATTATTTAAATGATTATCTATTTTCCGCGATATTACATCAAACCCTATTTTCTCATCCATCTCGTCATCGTGTTGTATTTGTTTTTGTATCTTAGGATCTTCAATATCAACTTTGTAAATTTTTCTTTTAGCATTTATATACTGCAAAAAACAAGTTCTCAATGTAAAATAAATATAACCCTTAGATATTTTACCATCTTTAATAATTTTACTTTCACTCGCATACTTAGATAAAACAATATACATCTCTTGCACAAGATCCTCCGCGTAATCGTACTCTCCAAAGGAATTTACAATCTTTACCCATTCTTCATGATTAGCAGCAATCTTTTCTAACCAACTTAAGTCCTCCATACTACATTTACACTAATAAAACCTAGCAAACACTGCAAAGTATATTCTGTAAATGTTTTTTTGTTTTCTTCGTAAATTTCATCATGCACTAATGCACCCAAAACAAAACCTTTTATTGGGGATATAATTATTTCCCCATTAACTATATTACCAATAATAACAAAAATAAAACTAATTACCATTAGTAAAATAAAAACTAAAATAAAATTATTTTCAAATATCAAATTCGCATCCATTTTTTAAAATTCCATTTTTTTAGCAGGTTTATCAAATAAAATGTTTCTTCCTAAATATTCAAAACCTACATTGTTAATACACATTCTTAGCTTTATTGGTTGTTCGAAAGGTGTACATCTACCCCCTGTTTCTGTTTCTTTTACTTTTAGAACATGCAGCTCGCTAAACACCCAATCGCTAGGATGTGAAGTGTATCGGTGAATACAAAAAACATCATCAGCTCTATTAGACCACTTACCCCCACCTTCCACACTTGCTAAACCTAAAGGAACAGGTAGATTTTCATACTCATGACCTTTAGGGTGTGTTCTTCTTAAAGCTTCTGTAACACCATGCGCATTTAAAAAAACGGTTACGTTTTGTTTTTTAGCAAACAATCTTAACTCGGAAGCTACCTGGTAATCATATTCATGCCCACCTAAAGCTTTTAATAAATTATGTTCTTTACTTAAGCTATTATAAGGGTCTATCAAAAAACAGTGGTAATCCCAAGCATCTTTAATAATTTTTGCTTCTTTTATTAATTGCTTATAATTATACAAATCCTCAACATCAATTATTTTAAAAAATTCATTTGTCCAATTAATAGCTTTATTTATATCAGATTCAGATGCAGTGTGTATAGGTTGACCCATTTTAAATTCTATTATTTTTCTAACAATAGATTGACACGTATTCTCACTGGACCAAACTAAAAATCTTAATTTATGTTTAATAGCCCACACAGTAAACAAATACAACATAACAGTACTTTTTCCCACATTAGCATGGCCTATAACAACATTAAAATTTCCCGGTTTGTAACGTAAATAGTCATCTATACCGGGAATTTCTAATTTTAATCCTTCTTTTATCCTACCGTATTTTACATCCAGGATTTTTTCTTTTATTTTAGAAAAATTACTAACCATTAAAATAATATATCAACTTCCCTTTCTGGGTTTTGATCTTTCTGGGTAATTTCTTCTTTGCTATTTATCATACTCCAACCGTTAATAGTGGTATAATATTTACCATTATGTTCTTTACCCCTTAAATTTATTTTAATAGTTACATCATCGTTTGTTTTAAAATCATCCAACAAAGAAGTTTTGTCGTTTAAAAAAGAAACTTCTAATTTTTGTGGATACTTATCATTAGTAGTTAATACTAATTTTCTAACATCCGTATTACCGTATGTTTCTACACTCCCAATACTTGTAATTTTACCTCTTAATTCCATTTTTTTAATTTATTAATTGTTCTAACTCTTTCCAAACTTTATCACTTGCCTTATATTTGCTTTTAACATCCTGCAAACTTACTTTTCCTTCTTTTAAATAATCTACAGCTTTGTTAAATTTTTCATCCGTTAATATAGGTTTATTTTTTTTAACAGCGGTATGAGCTAAATTACCATCATCATCCTCTGCTTGTAAACCTAATAAACTTACTAATGTGTATCTTCTGTAGTAAGTTATAGCACTTCCTTTTTTTTGTGGATCTATTATTTCCGGTAATTCTAAACTGCTATCAATACTTAAATTACTATCTAAACATGTAATCCTAGTTACAACCATCCCTTCAATAATAGGCTGAGTAAGTAATAACCTGTGATTACATAAGATCGGGTGTAGCTGTTTAAGCAGAGTATTAATATCAAAATACTTAGAATTATAAAAAGGATTTTTAGAATCTTTGCTAATTTTTCCAATCTCATTTTGTAAATTGAATATTTTTTCGTTTAACTTTAGTTTACTTTCCATGACAAATAATTAATTGCGTTTTTAGATTTTCATTTTCTTTTTTTAATGTATTTATACAGTTTTTTAAAATCTGTACCGTATGCTGCAGTTCTAAAGACTCCCCTTTTAATTCTGCATAAAAGTTTATGTTTTCCATATTGCTAATGTATAAAAAAAAATTAAACAAAAAAAAGGAGGTAAATTAATACCCCCCTTTCAAAACAAAAAAACAATAAACTCTTTTTACAGAAAAAGTTTTAATTTGTCAGAATAATATTTTATCTTATCCTCCAAATCATCGTCAGTAAATTTAACTATACTTTTGCTTATCGAATGAATTTTTTCGCTTAAATTATTACCAAGATATAAACCAAATTCATACTGTTTCCCATGTTGCATAACGTTACAACTAAAACATTGGGGTTTAACATTATCTTCCATCCATCTGGTACTGTAATGCTTCCTACTCATAAAATGACCAGCTTGTATTTTTTTCCAGTGGTATTTTTTACCGCAAGTAACACATGTACAAAAACCATCCTTATCGGAATTACTTAACCTGGTATATTGGCTAAATAATACATCTAATTTTTTAACTAATCTGGATCTTTTGGATTTATGCATCCATGGATTTTAATAAACTTTTGCCCAATATTTCATCGATACCCTGAATCATTTTATATATATACTTACTATCAGACTTTACCTTTTTTTTTTCGCTAATTAAGCTATCGGTACCTAAATTGGTATATTGATTAGCATCTAATTGTAACATCAAATCCGTTCTTTCTTTAACAGAAATAGCGAAATCTTTAGCAATTTTTTCAGCAAGTTGTCTAATTGTAGTGTCTTCAGGCATTTTTAAGAATTTAAAATATTTAACATTATTTACCACTAACCCACCAAATTTACATAGTTTAAGAATAATATGTAAAATTTTTATAGGTTAAATTATTGTCAATTTATTAACCGTTGTTTTTTATACTTGATACTTTTTCAAAACTCCTACCACCAAAATATCCCGCAAACACAATCCATAATAGCTCCTTAACAATATCCAGTTCTTCTAATTGCATGTACCATCCTATTACAAAAGCTACTGTCAAAAAAACTAATGTAAGTGGTCTTACGTTTTTACTAAGCCAACTATCACTTCTACTATCTGCTACCCATCTCTTAGTAATGCCATCCATTTCTGCACGTTCTAAGCGTAGCTTTTCAAGTGCTACCTGCTTATCCGCCTCTGACATTTCACTACCGCCAATAATAGCCTCTATAACACTACCTACTGGTGTATCATTTGCTATTTTACTTACTACGTTGGGGATTTTATTTAGTAGAAATTTACCTACTACCGTTTCTTTAAATTTTTTTTTACCTGCCATTTACAATTTCGTTGTATAGTATCTGTGCTAATTTAGCTTCATTGTGATTTTCTATGCAAATGTCTTTTGTAATTTCTTTAAATCTTTTCCGGTTTGTTTCTCTTATACTCGAACAACTCATCATCGTTGCAACAAGTATCATTATTATTACTCTCATTATGTTTGTTTGTTTGTGCAATATGTATTTTAATAATTGCGTTAGTTAGTTTGTCAATACTTTTACGTATCTCTTTTAATTCATTTCTCAAGCCATTTGACTTGATCTTTATCTCGTCTTTTGCCATGTTACTACAATTTAATACAAATATCTCTATTTCTCATTCTATATAGTTTTTCTTTATCAATAGTAAATTCATATTCACTGTTTTTTGAAAAACCAATTTTGTCACCTGGCTTAAACGCATTTGAGTATTTTACAACTCCCACATGTTTCTCTTCTTTCTCGTCAATTCTATGTAGAGTACTATCTTGTATAAATTCAACAGGAGAGATAAAACAATATTCTTTATATGCATTCCATTTATTGTTTCTCTTATACATGTATATTTTATCAGGAGGGACTAGATACATATTGTCTCTAAAATATTCGTTACTCCTCCTTTTATTCCCTTTCATATCATAATATAATCTAAATACATTATGATGTATTACTACTATGTCGCCCTTTTCTAAATCATTATCTGGCGAATAAATAACTTCACCAAGCCTATTAACATAATTTACATCCTCTATTGAGGTGTTAACTAAGAGCTCTTTATCTCCTATTTTTTCTATGTTATTATATTCACTTCCAACAGGCTTGATCAAGACATGATATCTTGATTTCATATATCTAAATTAAATTCAATTGTTATTGGAATATTTTTAAATTCTTTCCACTTAACCACCTCTTTGTCTTTATTTATAATCCATACAGAGTAAGTGGTATCTGATAGTGTGCTTTGAGATATTTCATATATTTTATATTTACCTCCTAAAGCATCATTGCCAACTACATAATGCATAGCATCTTTATAGTTGGCTCCGATGGAAATTTTTCGTATGTTCTTCATATTAAGCTTGTGATTCAGACCAAGAAACTTTACCAGTAACCTGTAAAGGATTATTAAAATTAATTCCTGCTGTATCCTGTGGCTGAACCGCTATTGTCAAGATATCTGGACCAGTTGGGAATACACTATCCCCTCCTAATATAGAGTTACCTAATTCTAATAACTCACTTAAATCAATTGTAGTTGATCCTGCTGATACCTTTGTTGCTAATATTACAGTACCACCCTCATATGTGTCTCCAGAATTAAATTCTATAATTTGAGATAATGAAGGAGTATCTACATTTCTAAAGCTAAGATTAGATGGCTGTGGATTTAGAACTACAAATACCTCTAAGTCTCTGTTAGATGTTACACCTGCTTGTCTCAATCCAAGTTGCATCCTATTCATTATTTCTCTTTCACCTATATCACCAGTTAAAGAAGAGTCTACCGATGGTGCTAATCTAACAGATATAAGTGGTAAAGGTCTAGATAAATCAACTGCGTTATTAGTATCTTCAGCTACATCAATATTTGAACCTGAGGCTATAACTGGATTAGTTGCTAAACTAGGTAACGTGCTAGTAGCTGGATAAGATGCATAAATCTTTGTTACTCCTCCACCCACTTCTTTTATTTGAGAGAGATAAGTACCTGTAGGTAAGTTAGAATGCTGTAATAACATTCCTACTTTTAGGTCTAAAGCTGTACCTGCTGATATATCAAAAGCATAAACAAACACTCTTTGCCCATTTAATGTAATTAACTCAAACGTACTATCAGCAGTTGTCGTCTTAGTATCTCCATTTCCATTTGTAAATGCAAAAGGCTTAGAATTACCAGTAAACAAATATGCTTTATCATCATCAAATGTTCCATCCATAATTACAGATGTACCAAAGTGGAATAATGTAGGTGCTGCGTTTGCTGAAGGACCATTCATGATTTCATATCTTCCAGGCAAGTTACCAGATCTAAAATAAGATTCATCTAAAATATTATTATGTACAAATTCATGCACATATTTAACATGACCTTTACGATCTTTAAAACCAAATCTTATTTTACCAGCACCATACCATGAGTAATCAGCATATGCCATTTGTATCCTGTTAACATCTAATTCA